TAATGCTTGAGGTTTAGTTCTGCAATGTCATATAGCGGAGATCTAGATTCATACATCCCAACTCTATTGGAATAGGCAACAGCAAATGGAATCTTATCTTTAAGGCTCATCTCACCCTCTTCAAACAATTTATATTCTCCCTTCTTTTCATCTTTTCTATGGATCTCATATCTACCACGTTCTAGAACTCTGACCTGTGTAACTGTCTTCTCACCATAAGGGCCATCTGGTTCAATAACTCTTTCTAATAACCTTATCTGTGTGAGTTCTCTTGCACCCTCTATGACTTCACTTCTAAATCCCAGTATGTCACTTGGTTTATAAGTCACCCAGTATGGCCTTGTTTTCTCCCCTTCCTTCGGTGCATCTACTAAAACACCACAATGGCCAAACGAAATAACTGTTCTTGCTGTTTGATAGAGCCAGATATTTAAATCATTGCCCTCTAAATCAACATCAAATAGCTGCTCCCTTACCAGATCACTGCAATCATCTAATCGAACTGGCTTTCTGACCAACATCCCAGATAACATCTTCTCAATTCGTTGCAAGTAAGGAACTACTGTTGACCTTGATAATCTGCGATCATAGCTATCGTCCACCTCGCGTTCCAGTTGTGGCAAGTATTTTCTATGTTCTGACCTGATCTTATATGTGCCTTCTTTTAAATCTGCTATTAAATCCCAGAATACAGCCATCCTTTGATAGGCAGAATTAGGACTGACAACTGTAGTAGGAGCCTGAGTAATTTGCTTGTTGTAAATATTTAGTGAGCTATACACAGTTTTGCCTCAATACTATCATGTTCTTAATATATTCTAATCCCTGTAGGTTTGCCCGCACGAGCAAATAAAGGATTAAATTCTCGCCATATTAGATAACCAACAGCATCAGCCATGTGGTCATAGCCAGACTCTTTGTCAGGTTCTCCCTTTTCTGTGTATGACTGAAGTTCCATTGATTCTATTAGCTTTCTGCAACTGGCATGGATTTGTAAACGGCTTTCCCCTTTGCCGTTACATAATAAAGCCTGTACGGAAGAGATCCTGTCTCTGACTGGGGGGTTAGAACGTGGGCTTTGATTGCTGAACCCATAGCCTTCAAGGATTTGAATGTCTGTTTGACTTGCATTAGTACTTCTGTTGCCTCCACTTGCATCTGGGTAAACGTATATCTTGTTCATAGGGTATCTGGCTTTGATCTCTTGAGCAATACTATCTGTGTCGTGAGCCTTAGAAATCTCATCAAATATTAACAATTTTTGATTTTGTACAATACCAATAACGCAGTTCATATTTCCAATATTGAAATCCATACCGATTCTTAATGGTTCTAAACCAATATCAGGCTTTGCAGTTATTACATTGTTTTCTCTGGTAAAGCGATCATAGACCTGACCTGTTGTTAAATTGACGAACTCTCCATTGAGATAAGCTTGCAACATTGATGGGTCGTAGTTGGCTTGCATACGTTCAATAAAGTCATCAGGCAAATGTGGATTATCCTGAGTCCTCATCTTGATTAACTGCCTGTCTGTTCTTTCTTTTGCTTCATCAGTACCGAAGGTGTTATATAACCACCGAAATCCCTCTGGTGTACTGGCTGCACAAAACTGACGAACATTACCAGCCCTTAGTCTTCCAAGTATTTTAGGGAAGGCTTTGTCAGCTATTACTGGACTAACAACATCTATTTCATCAACAAGAACGTGCGATAAATTCAAACCAATAATTCTGCTCCAGTTTTCAAAGGATCTACAAAGTAGTTTGCTGTCACCTTCTTTGAAGTGCATTGTATATTCTGGAAGCGGACTAGCCCTAAAGGTATATGGAATTTCATACTGTTCAAGAAACAACTCAAAGTCTGTTTGCCATATGTCACGAATAAGCGGAGCCGTAGGTTCCATAACAGCACCAATAAATCCTATGTTCATTGCAGCTAACTTAACTGCCATACTGCACAAAGCCCTAGTTTTACCTGCCCCATACCCTGCGGACAATCCAACAATTTCTGATTTATTATCATAAAACTGTTGCTGTGGTGGGTGTAAGTCTGCTCTAATACGATCTAATAACTTTTCAGTATCAATATCAGAAGTAGTCAAACCATGATCTAAAACATTTCCACTTATAACTGAATCTAAATAACTCACGAGCAAAGATGAGCTAATTTTGCTGCGGTATTAATTGCACCTAAAGCAATGTGATATTGACCAGACCTTCTAGCTTCCATCTGTAAGGTGCTACATTGAGCCAAAAGATCAGCTATCATTTGGGGTCGCTCCATGTCCCAATCCTTCTTCAACTCGTCTCTAGCTAGCTTTAAATACTCATCTACAGTCCTTTCTCCAACCCCCCAATTTTCTGAGGCATAACGAACACAGTCTGATCTTCGACCACCATTTGCAATAATACGAGCAAATTTCTGTGACCTTACTATTGTTTCAGCTTGAGTTCCTTTTTTAGCCATTACTTAGATGATACACGTTTTGCAGTGTTGCCTGTAAAATCCTCCCACCTTTTAACTATTACATCACAGTATTTAGGATCTAACTCCATAATATAAGCGTGTCTGTTTGTACGTTCAGCAGCAATTAAAGTTGAACCAGAACCGCCATATAAATCAACAACAGTTAGAAAGTCTTTACACCATTTATTAAAAAAATACTCCACAAGCAAAGTTGGCTTTTGTGTTGGGTGTACTCTTTTTTTATCATGCTCTTTTTCTGTTCCAAAGGGGCCAGCCCACTTGACTCTTGCAATTTCTCTTTTATGTTTATTTTTTGACCAACAAAGCTCAAAACAAGAACCAAATATTTTATCTGCTGAATCATTTAATCGCTTATCCCAAACAACCCATGACCCATTATTTTTATCTGGTAATAATTCAGAATAATAATCTGCACCCCATAAAAATATTTCTTTACAGTAATTAAAGTTTGCAAAAATTGTATTTATTAAATCAGGTTGAAAATCTTGATTGTCACCAATAACTTTTTTATATTTTTTTGATTCTACTTTGCCAAAAACATATGTATTTTTTAAATTTGACCAATCAGTATCTAAAAACATTCCATAAGGTGGATCAGTAAAAACCATATCAGCCTTTTTATTATCCATTAGTTTTTTAACATGTTGAATATTTGTGGAGTCACCACACAAGAGTCTGTGATTACCAAGAATATATAAATCACCTTCTTTTGTTACTGGTTCTTCTGGAACTTCTGGAACTTCATCAGGATCTGTTAACCCTTCTGTTGGTAATACTTCTTTTTTAGAAAGTATGTCAACAAGCTCTTTTTTATCAAAAAAATCGTTTAAATCATGCTCTTTTGATAGTTGTTCAAGCATATCTATATCCCACTCTGAAAGATCCCCAGTTCTGTTGTCTGCTATTGCTAGTCCTACTTTTTGATCTTCTGTAAGGTTTGATCTTTTTACAGCAATAATTTCATCACCATCTGCTTCTATTATTTTTAAGTTTTTAATCCCTGCGGCTTTTGCCCCTGCGATTGTTCCATTCCCTGCAAGTATGCGGTTGTTTTCATCTATTACTATTGATCTTGCCGCACCATATTGTTGAAGGCTTTGTTTTATAAGTTTTGCGGATCGGTCTGTACGTTTACGAGCATTTTTAGGATCGTTTTGTAAATCGTTTATTGAAGCCACAAATTTAGTATTTTTTTAAATGTAGCGTTAATCTAGTATTTTTGTAAATTTACTATATTTTTCTTTAGGTCTTGGCTGCTGCCAGTGTCGTACACCATTGATAATTCTGTAGTGTTGTTTTTGAAGTGGATCGTAAACTGTAATGCTGTTCATGGTTTTTGTTTTTCCCAGTTGCGGATTAATAGTAAGAGGTCATCAATACGTTTTCTAGCTGCGGCAATGCGGTCAGAATTAAATTGATTAAAGTTTTTGTTTTTCATAGTTATGGATGGTAAAACTCTCCATAAATTTCTCTGCCTTTTTTATCTCTAGCTTCAATAGCTGCGTTTAAAGTAGGAAACGAACCAAGATGATGACTTTTATTCTTTTGACTTATACAAACCATATAAGGATTTAAAGGTTGTCTGTCCATGAATGTAATTGATTTATGTCCAGAAGAATTATTACTGCCTTTTAATCTATTAGAGCTATTTTGTTGAACAGTAGCTTTTCTTAAGTTTTCAAAAGAGTTGTCAGTTTTATCATGGTTAATATGATCAACTTCATAAGGGTGTGGATCTTTACCAGTATGAAGTAAGAAAGCAAGTCTATGTGCGGCATAGCTCTTGTTATCAATAGAAATGTATCTATAACCAGTAGAAGTTATTCTTCCAGCCATAGTATCTTTAATTTTATTATTACCCCGATTAGTTTTCCAAAAGAAAAAACCATTTTCGGGATTATATTTTAAAATTTGATCAACTAAATCAAAAGAAGGAAGTTTTTTAGCTCTGCAAAACATTACTTATTACCTCTTTTAGAAAGTGCTTTAGCTTCTATTATTCTGGCTGCCTGTAAAAAATCATATCCAGCATCAATCATGGCCTGTTTCATTTTTTCTGGATAATACATAGTTCTATAAAAGTAATGATCACCAGTTATAAAATGTGTACCTTCTTTAAGAAAACCCAAGTTTCTATATCTATACATGGAAGTTCTAGAAATTTTTGTTATTTTTTCTGTTTCATAAGCCGTATATAAACCTTCTTTGTGGTATTCATCCCTACTTTTTCGGTTTACATATTTTGAATAATCATAGGGAATATATTTTACAGGCTTTATAAGTCCGTTAAATTCTTTCATGACTTTTAAATTATTAAGTGATTTATAAACAAGATTACCTTTCCAAAAGTCGGTATCAAGAGATAATAGTAGTTTATAAAGTTCTTGTACTTTTTTATGATTAAAGCTATATGGACAAGGTGGGCCAAGTCTTTGATTTATAGCATTTTGAAGTTGTATTTTTAAATATTTAATTTTAATTTTTATCCATTTTTCAACAATAATTTTTTCCCAAAACCATCTATCAATACCAAGATGAACAGATTTTTCGGTAACTTTCCTTGTAGGTTCTGGAAAATGACCTTTTCTAGTCATAACACCTAAAATAAATACAGAATGACCTGTAAGTTCAGAAATATCTTTTGCAGTATATTCATTTTCCTTTACTTCTTCTTCTGAAATAAATTTTACAGTTCCAGTGACCTTAAATTCTTTTTGAAGGATAAGTCTTATCCATTCTCTAGAACAATTAAACTTGTCACCTATTGCTTGAAGAGAATAACCTTCTTGCCTCATCTGAAGAATAGTTTGATTTCTTTTTTGTTTTAGTTCTTTTTTTTGTTCTAAATATTCACGAACAGTTGGTGAGTTGTAGTTTTTCATAATGATTTGATAGCGAAGTTTGATAGTTGATCTTTTACTTTTTGCACTTCTGGAGGAAGTGAAGCTTTTTGGTTTTTGATGTTTTCTTTAATAACCTTATTCATTAGCTTTGCAGTTTTAGCCCAGCTATCTTTTCTAAGGTTGTGGATTTCTCTTACAACATCCATATCAATGTTGACACCATAGTTATTTCTTATAGTGCCATCCATATCTCTAAAACCATGTTTGATGATTTGACCATCAATATCGGTCTGAGCATTAGCTGAAGCACAGTAACATATGAGAGCTAAGTCATGCCCACCACAGCGTTTTCCTTGATCATCTTTGTCATAATCAGGCATGAAGTTATTAATTAGCCCATCAGAATTATGAATTATTCCTGTATCATTACAGGCATAACAGATGTGAATGGGTGCATTGAAAGTAACTTCACGATCAATAGCGGATCTTTTATAATTTTGCATTTTTTAACCCTATACCTAATTTGTTTTCAATAGCTTCATATTCTACAATTTCAGCTACTTTTCTTTTTTTGAGAAGTTTTATGCATTCTCCATTTATGGCACTTCTAAGCAGCCATAGCTCTCTCTCTGAAAAATTCATGGGGTGTCAAAAAGGGGTGTTTTTGTGTTTTTTAAATGTAGTGGGTTTCTTAACGGCTGTCAATAGGTATTGTTCAAATTGACCATTTTTGATGTAACGAAAACAATCAGGGAACAATGGAGTGAAGTTATCATTCTTTAATTGCTTTGTTCTTGCCCTTATATCGGCCTCAAGGCATTGAAGTAATCTTTCCTGTGTCTTTTTACTTAGTTTCATAAATTCGGCTTTTGCAAGCTTTTTAGATTGTGATACAACTCTCATCGAAGTAGGAATTTTTCTATAACTTTCCCAGAAAGGTTCAAAAAAAGTGTTTATAAGTTTTATAGTTAATTTTGTTTTAGTTAAATTGTTATAGTTAGGGTGTACCTCTGACACTACCCCAGTGTCACTCTGACACCCCCCTAGTGTCTGTGTGATACTACCCCCAGTTCCTGTGAGACACCCCCCATGAATAGCTGGGTCTGAGACAGGAAGTGCCTTACATTGACTCCAAATACTGACTCTATAGCAGTTTGTCTTTTGGTTTGACTCATCAATTCTGTATTGTTTTTGCAGTAGGCCAAGTTCTACTAATTCATTAACAGTTCTAATAACACTGGATCTGGACATCTTTGCATCTTTGGCAATCGTCTGATAACTAGGCCAAATGTTTGGATAGTAACTTTGCAAAACCCATATAACAGTCAGTTGATATGGTGTTACTTTACCTTTTAATGCTGTCGGCAAAGCTATGAAAGGTGTATTCTCTGGAATAAAGCTCATTTTATGGAATATATAATAACGATCAAAGGAATTGAATCTGCTCCTCAAGGGAGCAAGAAACACGTTGGTAGAGGGATAATGGTTGAAACTTGTAAAAGATTAAAGTCATGGAGAAAAGAAGTTAGTTTGAGGGCGAAGTTGATTGTGGATGAAATAATCGAAGAACCAGTTGAGGTTGAGGTGGTGTTCTGGTTCAAACGTCCGCTTAAGCACTATCTCCCAAATGGGATGGTTCGTCAATCGGCTCCTGTGTATATAACCAACAAAAACAAAGGTGATTTAGATAAACATTGCAGAGCATTACTGGATAGTTTAACTAAGTCTGCGTTTGCTGATGATAGTCAGGTTGTATCTTTACACGCTGTTAAAAAGTACTGTGAAACAGAATCTCAAACTGGTGCAACTATAAAAATTAAAACCATCTTTGCATAGGCAAAAAAAAAGGCTTAATTAAAAGCCTGTAAGATATTTGGTTTTATCTCCTCGATCTCCATTGCCTATCTCAGTCGGCCATTCGACTTGCCAAGGAACTTCATTACCATCTTCATCAATTTCGACTTCAGAATCTGCTGGTGTAGTAATTCTTTCTACCCATACATAACCATTTCTTGCTGGTCTGTGCATTTCAGCATCATCAAGGACTCTTGCCTTGAATACGTCACCGCAATGTGAAAAACCGATTGCTCCTTCACACCAAACTGTTTTTGTGTTTTTCATAAAAACCTCCACGAAGTTGTATCTATAAATAAATATAGACCATAAGTTAAATCTTGTCAACTATGTAAATTGTTTAGTAGTCGGGTGATGGATCAGCCCTTCGCTGGCTGCCTTGTCTTTCCTACATTTTCGATAGGTATTTTATGACTTTCAGATCCGCTTTGCATGGATCATCAGGCTACCCGACTTTACATTTGATTTAGGCCATTTTCTAAATTAAAGACAACTCTGGCAATAATCCCAGCATCTAGGTGTTCTAGGTTTACCCCAGTTCCTTTTACTGAGGGGTTCTTTTTTAAAAACTCTCTGAGCCTTAAGGCATC